CTTCAGGTGTAACGAACCTAGAGTTAGGAACTCTGGACTAACTCACCAAGGAGCCAGTCTGCGGCTGAGGCCACAACCAGACTTAACCTTGTCCTAGTATAACTAGAAGAGCTTTAAAAGCTCGGGGTGCTTGTCAAGTTCTTCGTCGGGGTCACCCTGACGAAGCCAATCTTCGACAATCCCTCTAGCGATAGAATCCCAACCGGTTTGGGTTCTAACCAGGGGCTCAGTCCCATCGGAATCTTTTCCGTGCTTCCTACGGAGCGCAACATTAAGTGTTGGTCCTGTTGAAAGGACTTTGTCTCGACAACTGTCCTTATGGACTATTGTGTTGAGACGAGTGGACATAGCCCACGAAACGTCACTAAGTGAACGCCACTTGTGAGCTGGAAGCTCTTCGCTAGTATAGCGATTTGGAATATGTTTCCAAAACCGTTCAAGGTTTCTTGCATAGCGATGTACTGACAGTTTAACTGTCTCAACACCGGTTGCAAAGGCTTTATAAAAGCAGTAGTACCGATCCCATTGGTCTAAGATCGTACTAAGCGGAATAAATCCGTAATTCTCATAGAGATCAGAAATCACAGATTTCACGCGAGGAAGTCCCGTAATCTCAGATCGCGGGATATCTTCACGATTTTCTTTATAATAAAGAAGTATCGTTTTAAGCGAATACAACTTAGTTGTATCTTCGGGACTAAATACCCCTAGATCTGGCTTTAAGTCAGATACCGAAGAACGGAAAAGGTCCGAATAATCCGGTACCACTAAACCTCTCCGGTATGTACCATTAATGGTCCGCAACTTAACTGCGTTAATGAGAAACTCATCGAATGGAGCCTCGTTTATTATAAACCAAGCCCACCGTAATTCGTAATCGAATTTAACACAAAGTGTTTCCCAATCCATTGGAAAGGATAACCCACCAAGGTTGGGAGGCAAATATACAGGTAACCTGTATAACAACTTAGTTGTGGATGCCTCAATTCCATCCCAAACCATACGGAGGAAGACAATTTCCGCCATTACGGGAGGGGATTTATAGGGATTAGTTTCCCTATACCAGGTTGACTGGTTAAAGAGCGTAGCTCCTTTTCCAATAATGGAAGACCGATTATCGCTATGAAACCTTGTGGAAGGAGAAAGCAATCGGCTCTTGATTAAATCAAGATAATCTAAGATTAGTCTTCCCTTAGGGTCGACACCTATTAAATAGATATGATTCTCTGCGAGAATACCGTGCCTTGAGGAAACAGTATGTTTTCCCGGGGAAAGGTGAGAACCGGAAAACTCATATAATTGATTGGTCAAATATGAGAGGTCCGGATCGCATGTAATGCGAAGGAGATCATCTCCAACGATGCAATCGTATGAGTTTCGGGAGACCAACTCATATTCAAACTCACCACGGTTTAAAACCTGATGAAATTGAGTCATTTTAGATGACGGGGTGCCATGATGGCGCACCGAGATCAAATTAGTGATCTCGACTATACAAAGATTGTATATTGTCAGCCCAAGGAACGACAGTGGCTCGCCCATAAAGGAGCCACACCGGTGCACATGGCGCTGATTCTTATATAATATAATATGATTTTTAATCATGGAATCAAAGTAAACCACTAAAGGGTGGTTTGCCG